TGGTATTCTTTTTGATATGCACTTTTATTTGCTTTGAACTCTGCAGTACCCGTGCGTGTTTTCTCCCGTTCAATAAACCCAGGATCAGCCCTGCGTTTAGCGTCTGCTTTCTTTTTCTTAGCTTTGCCAGCAGGCAACGCATTCTTTGCATTTCTCTTTGTTTTGAATGCATCGGTGGACCGCCGAGCTTTATCTTTTTCTTTTACACAAGGTTTACAAACAGGATTGTGTCCATCGGGAGCTGCCGATCTTTTCCCAAAAACTTCCAAAAGTTTATTCACACCACATTTTGTACATTTTTTATTAACAGACATTTGATTTGTTTATTTGTTATACATAATTGGAAATTTCCAGAATATGTGTAACATTTATGACATTCAGAATTTCTGAAAATAACAATTCTCGAAAAATCAAACACAGCCTGCGAGCGAGGGTGTTTTCCAGCGTATATGTGTACATATCCTGAGATTTGACCAAAAAAATCATTCCAACCTCTGAGAAAAATCTTGGTATATGTTACGAAAATACTGAAATTATCCTATTATGTAGTAGATTCAACAACCTAGTACAAAGGACACCACTTCCTAAATAAAATGGAAAAAGAATTAATATCATCAGTTATAAACATTGTTGGGTTGGCTCCGCCAAACAATAATCCGACAATGGAAACAGAATTAATTGATTTGACCGAGGTCTCTCCCGCCTTCGGCTCAGTTGTCATTGATGCCGATAATCCGACAATGGAAACAGAATTAATTGATTTGACCGAGGTCTCTCCCGCCTTCGGCTCAGTTGTCATTGATGCCGATAATACGCAGCCATCGATTGATATAGCAAAAGAGGAATACAACAAAAAACTGAAAATCGCCCAGAGAAAAGAACGGAATAAACAAAAGCAGAAGCTGAAAAGATTGCGTGATCAAGATCTGTATTTTACTGAAGAACAAACATTGTCGAATAAAGAATACCACGAAAAACGTAGAAGATTATGGGGACCGATTAAGGCATTCTATCATTTCAGAGCATTCGTGAAAAACTATGACGATTTTTGTTTCCGAAAATTGAGAAAAGATCTGATCCAAAAACTCAAACGACTTACAAACATACCTCAAACGGGTGTATCGGTAAACGGTCGCAACGGATCTACCAGAAATGGCTTTGTGGTTTCTGTCTCTCGTTATCACAGACCAGTCTTGACGGCGCAAGAAATCATACATCGTAATACCTTGCTGCAACTCGAATCAGATGTCTGTTTTTGGTGCAAGACACTGCCTGCAACGTGTTTGGACCACGCCCACCCTTGCTGCTCCATGAAAAGATCCGAATTTTCTTGGACAAATGCACTGAATATATTCCCATCCTGTACAACATGCAATACAACGAAAGGTTGCATTGCCCTACTGGATTGGTTAAAAATGGAGGTGGTTGTTTCAAATTGGTCATCCGAACAGATCAACACCTTTCAAAATTGGCTGTCTTTAAACGGGCCGAAACTTTTGTTTGATTCTGAACACACAACGCTAACAGTTCAACAATTTTCAAGCATCAATAAATTTCATCAAGTAATGGAATTATGCGCAAAACATAAGAAAGATGCAGGAGATTTTTTGGATATTGCCCTAGACCGTGCTCTTGAAGCTTTGAATTCAGAAAACAATTAATTTCGCAGGCTCGCAGGCTCGCAGGCTCGCAGGCTCGCAGGCTCGCAGGCTCGCAGGCTAAACTATTTTTGTTGGGCCGCAGGCCCTCGAGGGCCTGCGGCCCAACAAATGTATTAATTCTTTCTGTCCAATATACGCTTGATTAAAGTCATAAATAATACAAACCAGGCGAAATCATCCCACGCGAAATGAAAAGGGAATCGAAATTTGTTTTGTTTAATACTTTCATTGTTGTTGGGTTAATATAATGTGTCCTTTTTGATGGTATTACAATTGCCAAATCTTGAACATTATATTTTTTAACAAGTTTGCGAAAAGTGGAGCAGGCCATAACCCACGAAGGGACGAGTAGAGAAAATCTCATATTTGAATCAAAACATTTCTCCAACACGTCGAATTTTCGAGAAAATGGTGGATTCGATATCAAACAGGTTGTGGATGGCGGCTGGGTTGTTTCAAAGAAATCACTGGTAGTTTGAACACACTCATAGCCTAATTCCTCCCACGTTTGTTGTGAAATACTATGCGGCAAACAAACAAACGGTTCCCAAATGACTTCGTCTTTTTGAAGAAATTGGGCAAATTCTTTCCAGGTCTTCGGTTGTGTTAGCCAATGGTCGTTCGGTCCAAGGCTCGCGGAGTACATGTTAATAAGATACAATAGAGATTATATACTACTTTTTTTTTAGCATAAAAGAAATACTATTTTATTGTTTCGGCATTTAAGATTATGTTAATACATTTTTTATATATGGTCAGCCAGCCATCTGAAACCAGTAGTTAATTGGTCGTTTTTGGTTGCTATACACTCTAAAATATGCCATTTTGATGATGTCACTTGTTTTAGCTGTAGTATGTCTATCATTTCGTCTCTTTTCTTTGCGTGCGGGAGGTCTTGTTTATTCAGCAGTATTAAAAAAGGTTTGCCTACCAAATCTTTACTACTGAACAATGCATGCAGTTCATTCCTTGCTAACTCGATACGGTCTAAATCGGCAGAATCAATAACAAAGGCAATGCCCGTTGTCGAACTAAAATAGTGTGGCCACAGAAGTCTTAGAGAATCTTGCCCACCAATGTCGAACATTTTGATATTGACGTTTCCAATTATAACTTCTTCGACGTTAAAGCCGATTGTTGGCACGGTATGCAAAACCGCTTCCCCCAGTTGTAATGTGTATAGAATTGCTGTTTTGCCCGCATTATCAAGTCCTAAAACCAATATTGATGATTCTCTTCGAAATGTATTCCACAAATCATCCAATTTATCAAAAATTATACCCATTATCAATACAGAGTTTACAATGTTATATAGTAATTTCCTTATTTTTTTTTGCTTTCATAAATTGCTTTTAAATTTGCTTTTAAATTTGCTGTAGCCAAATAAATAGTGTTGAATTTCAAAGCGTTTTGTAAAGCTTTGTTGATTTCAGTCTCTGATAGGCCTGGAAATTGCACCATGAGTTCTGGAATTTGCTGTCTGAGTTGCTCATCTAATGGTAATCTGCTTATTTCTGTTTTTTTTTGTTTTACCATCGATTCTTCTTTCATTAGAGTACGTCTATTATATCTCGTCCCACTGTCTGTAGCGGCAAATACGTACGGAGAAAGCACCAGTAAATGAGTTATTCCATTTTGTTTGAGCAATGATATATATTCAAGTCGCTTGAACTTTTTCATTTTGTTCCACTTTTCTTCTGAAATTCCAATTTTTTTAGTTTGGCGGAGCCGAGGGTCAAGGCCCACTTTTTTCATCGTTTTTTGGGTTTGTTTGTATATATTGTTTGCTGTTATCTCTAAAAAATCGCCAGCATCCAGACTCTCTCCTTTATCATTGTTTATTTTCTCTAATTCATTCCTGTCGTATTGTTGTTTCGACTCTTTGGTATCTTGTCTTTTGATAAACCAACGTTCTCGAGTTTCATTGTTCTCATCCTCATTTTTTGGCGGAGCCGAGGGCCGCAGGCCCAAAAATATACGTTGATTATCAACCAAAATTGTTTCTACAATACTTCCATGCAATATATGAAACTCTTCTTTCACAGAAAATTGCCTATATTTACCACTACCACATGTTTTTGATTTTGATTCCATATTCAATAAAAAATCTTGAAATTTATAGTACAATTTCACAAGGAGGAGGAAGAACGTTTTCTTTTGGGTGCATGGTCCTTTGTCGTAGCAAGGCGAATACCAATTTCTTCCATTGATTGAGCACATACCAACACACCTGTGTAGTAAGGGAAGGGTATTTTCGCTTCCCGCTTCCCCTTACAAGAGCCCTTCCCCTTACAAACAAACATGCGGCGGTCCTGAGGCCACCCCATTTCGATGAGTTTTGTTTGAACCCGTTTTTCAAGACGATCAGCGTTTTCGCAATTAGTACCAGTGTAGGGTGTAAAAAGTTCGACGTATTCACTCACGTCACGGTAACGGACGAACTTACGATATGTGTCATCGATGAACACTGCATGACGGTTCCTACCTTTGCCAAAGCATTCCGCTTCCGCTGCTTCGTTTAAATCTTTGCCTGCCCACGCACCTCCAAAGACATGAACGAACCCATTATCACCACATTTCTCGTCAATCATTTCAACAGTGTCGTTTGCTTTTTTTTCGAGTGTGTCTTCAGGCCAAGTGGGCTCGTGATGGTCTTTGTTTTCCAAAATGGCCTGTGCATTGGCTTCGCGAATTGCCTTTGATCTTTTGGCGTTTGTTTTGTCGTTGGCAGCTTTTACTTTTCCATTCTCTCTTCTTCTTTTTTTGTTTCTGGCGCTGGCAGCTTTTTGTTTATCGGGGTTCAAAAGTCTCTCGATTGCATTGTACAGACTATCGAGTATGCTTTTTCGTTTATTTGTGGCTATGTCTTTCCATCCATCAGGGCAATCATCGCGTTCCCGCAAATCTGCCAACAATTGGTGTTTTTCAGATATGTTCAACTTGTCCAATTTACCTTTAATGTCACGCACACCTTTTTCGATTGCGGCTCGAAATGTTTCACTTAATGCAAAGGCATATCTTTTGTTTCCTTAACTGCACATAATTGGAAAATTTCAGAATATGTGTAACATTTACGAAGATTTGGACGACAAATTCCAGAATATTCCTAACATATTCCGTATTATGACTAAAGTAAAAATAATACATGGTCGAGATTAACTGCAAGAACTACTCGATATGGTACAGGTTTGCCCTGCGCTACACCCCGTTGCACTCTCTCCACAGTAGCACGATGCCGCATTCACACCAGAAGAACATAATTTTAGGCACGTACTTGCATCGTTGTTTCTACAAGCGGATACACCGTTCACCAAAGCTTCATAACTATAACCTAAACTCATTGCGAGTATTCGTAGAGCCCTCTTATCATCACTATCGGTACTTTCTAAGTACCCGGTAACAAGTTCATTGCCATTTACTATAAATTTGTCAGCCGCATTAGCATTTCCCAATTTGAAGAGATGGACATCTCCATTTTTTTCTTGTGTCAAATCAAATGAGAGTGTAAATGGGATTGTTACAACGAATATTAATTTAAGAAACATTGGTATATTCGACAAAACAGCATATAAATAGTATAAATTATTAAATTATAATGCGATATTTAATTTTAATTTTTCTTCAACTTGTTTCGTCAGAAATTCTTCATGAAAACGACGACGGATCCGTTCAAATGTTTCAAGCTTCCCACCGAAAATTAGTAGGATTGAAGAACGCTAATTCGGCTGATAAATTTACAGTGCATGGCAACAAAATGGTTACGGGATATGCTGAATCCAACGATTCTGACGAGAAACGCGCTCTTCGCATTTTGTGTGAAACTTCTGGCGTCAGTTATACCAGTGTTACTTACGCATTGGAACAATGCAAAAATGGCGCGGATTCAACATGCAGAAAAGTGTGTAGTGAAGGTGAAAATGGTGCCGAGTGTTACTGTGGTTCTTCCAATACCCTTTGTACTGCTTTAGATGATTGTACAATGTCAACAAGTGTTTGCTGTGAACTATGTACAGATTTGTTGGTCAGTGGAAATGCGTGGTCTGATAGTCAAAGCAGGACTTGTGTGGATTATAGAAGCAGTTTATGTTCGGACGAAGAAAGAGTCAGAGTAATTGGTTCTACACCTACTTCACCCATAGTGTATGACGGTCTCTATGAACTACAATCGTCATTTGACCCCGCGGAGAATTATTTAGTAAGTACAACTGCATTATACAATGGATTATATGTTTA